GTTTGTGCTACGTTATCTGGACGATTATCACCAACTATAGAGTATTTGTCAAAAACTACAGCATTTTGGAAAAAATCATCCCTAATTTTAGCACGCTTGAACAGATTTTTTACACGAACATAATCGTAACTTGAATTGCGATTGTCAGTGAATGATGGTAGTAGTAAGTCTGGGAAAAGATCGAAATATGACATTTTAGAAACCTATATCGTCTGGTGTGATTGAATCTATTTTTGCTACTGGAGATCCTAAGTTAGTAAATACATCTTCAACACTAGGATCATCAGTTTTGCCATAATCTTGTGCAAAAATGGGTGTTAATTCTGTAAATGATAATGTCATATTTGTTCTTACTGGCATTGATACTGCATCAGGATCTTCATATGATTGATAAACTCCTTCTGGGGTATAATTTAATTCACATGCGGTTAAAGCACAAATTTTAAATCTATTCAATCCTTTTATAATTTTATCTCCTGTTCCTCGATATGAAATTCTAAACACATTAGGAGATCCTATTAAAATTGTAGTGCTTGCAAATCTTCGTGGTGACATACCTTCCTTAAAAAACCTCATAATTCTTCTTGCACTTTTTGCATCATTTATTCCATTTGGAGCAAATTCAAATGTAAATGAAAATGATCTTAATTTTGGTCCATTAAACAACAACTCAAGATTTGGATTAATTGTTGTTCCAGTTCCTCGTGCAATGAATTGTGCAGGATCTACATTAATACCAATTTTACCTAAAGCATATTGTGCAATGAATGAAGATAATAGTAATCCAGCGGGTGTGTTTGCACCAAAGTTTCCTTTCAGAGTTGAGTCCATAAATTGTCCAAATCCACCAAAAGCATTACTTAACAATCCGCCAACATTTCCACCTATTGCCTGCTGTGCAAGTGGAAGAGCACCAAAGAATGCAGCAGCTTCTACTGGATTTGCACGATCTTCACCCCAGCTTACTCCATTTGATATTGCTAATTGATTTGGTATTGGCAGTTTTACCATACCTATGAATTGTCTAAGATTTGAATTTCTTGTTAATCCACCAGTTACAATACCTACAAAGTTTGTAGTAAATTGATTTTGTCCAACAACAAAAAGGGATTCTTGGGGTGCTTTATAAGAAAATTGTTCAATTATAACATGATCTTGAGTGTTTGAATATGAGGCGTCATTGGGATAGGATAAAATTAAAGGTTCTGCACCGCCAGAAGGATTTAATGATTGTATTGTTTCATTTGCAGTATTAAGAATTTCTTTTACTAAATCTGGACTAAGAACTACAGCTTGCCCAGTTATAGGATCAGCCTGTGGGATTGCAGGTGCTGCTGCAGGTGGTGTTGTTGCTGGTGGTGCTGCTTGTGGTGTTTGCTTGGAAGCATTCCACACATCAAGTGTTTTTGCATCTGCTAATGCTTGATCTATTTGAGCTTTTGTTGATCCCCCAGCTCCACCTTGTGTTTTATTTTGATTTTCTATGATTAATTTTAATCTTCCTACCTCATCATAATATGAAGCTTTACCAGGATTATCATCTTCCATCAATTTTTTGAAGTCAGATTTATCTGGAGTTGTATATTCCCAAGGAAGAGCACCAAAATTTATTTTATATACTTTTAAGAAATCGCCATTTGCAGTATCTTTACTGTAAAATCCAGTAAAGTTTTTCCCAGGATATCGTGGGTCGGTAAATTGAAATGTGCCGAAAAAAATTCCAGTTTTCTCTGCTGGTCTTACTGGTTGTTTTTTTCCTGGAGGCTTATATGGATCTGCCATTATCTTAAACTCCTAGGATCGACTGGAACTTCTGCACCACGAAAACTTCTAACAAATTCTTCAGCAGATAATAGTGATGCAGATTGCCATTCTTCCATTGCTATATCTATGAAGTTACTTTCTACTTCTGATTTCAAGTATTTATGGAACCCAGTGCTACCAAATAAAAATTCTTCCCAATTTTGCACACCACTTGCTTGAGCTTCTTGAAGCATGTTAATTATGCCCATTCTTTGCTTTACTGGATAGTAATGTAAGTTCATTCCATAAAAAACTTCATTTTGGTTGAGTACAATAAAGCAGAGTGGATTTTTGTCATAAAACCTTTTTTCTGCAGTTACTGCTCTATATCTGAACATCAATAGATGCCCAACTTCGGGAATACTTGTGATTGTTGATTTTGGAAATTGAGACTTATATTCCAAGATCGTGCTCCGTTAGAATTTTAAATTCCCACTTTCTATCATTACAATATTCCTTTGCTGCCTCCCACTTTGCCATATTTTTAGCATATTCAACAACTTCACTAATATATTTTTTAGATCTACTTTTTTGTGGTGTTGGACCTTTTACTTGTTTCGCTGGTTTAATCTCGATCAAACTTTCCATAATTTTTCCAGATGTATTTTTATATTTAATATAAAAATCTGGAAAATATTTGTGATATCTATTATCAACTGGAGATTTATATGGGATCCAAAGTTCTTCCGATGACCAAATTAAAATATTTTCATTCTTATCACAATAATTCATAAATTTCAATTCCCAAAGAGATCTATAAATGATATTTGTAGGATCTCCTTTGTACTTTTTAGGGTTGGAAGGTCGAAACTTTCCCTTATAACTCATACATAGTATATAAACGTCTTCTATTTAGATGACTAGAGAAAGTAATTTAGAAGTAACTAAAAATAGGATCTATCTTCCTACATCAGAACTTTATAGATCTAGTATAAGTAAAACTGGATCTGGTATTGTTCCTGCCTTCAATAATCTTTATGATGTTTGGATAGACTTTGGTAGCACCACGTCTCAAGGTGGAAATAGTTTACTAGGATTTATTAATCAGCATGGATTTTATGACGCTAGACTAACAGAAAATCCAGGTAACTACCTAGCATTATTCTGTTCAGAAGCAGTTCTTCCAGGATCACAAATTCAAACATCACAAGTTGATGGATTGAGACAAGGCGTATCGTCAAATTATGCAATTTATAGAAGATATCCTGATATTACATTGACGTATTATTCTCAGAAAGATTATTATACGAATGAAGTCTTTAATGCTTGGATGGAATATATTTCACCAACCATTTTATCATCTGGTGGACATGGTGCAAATACACAACAAAGAAAAAATGATCGTGCTGCATATAAGAAATTAAAATATCCTCTTAGTTACAAGTGTGATATTCAAATCACTGCATTTAGTGGAGATATTCTTCCTGAGAATAATCGACTAAGATCGACTGATAGTGTTAGAAGTTCTGCTAGAATGTCTAGTAGCATTACTTATCATTTAATGGATGCATTTCCTGTTAATATTGTTGCTGCTCCATTAGCATATGGTGATGCTGAATTAATTAAAACTGCAGTCACATTTAAATACGACTATTACTATACTGATAGAACTTCTAGATCTTTTGATACTGATACTCTTGTAAGATCAGATTTTGGAAAGAACGTTAGAAATCCATTCTAAATAAAGACAATGATGTGAATTTTTATGCCATTACCTAAGGTTGTTACTCCTACATTTGAACTAGATCTCATTTCAACTGGTAAGACAATTAAATATCGTCCATTTCTTGTTAAGGAAGAAAAAGTTCTTCTGATTGCACTTGAAAGTGGTAATGAAAAGGATATTTTAAACGCTGTAAAAGATGTTTTAAAATCCTGTGTTCTTACCCGTGGTGTAAAGGTAGATGATCTTCCTAGTTTTGAACTTGAATATTTGTTTTTAAATATTCGCAGCAAATCTGTTGGTGAAAGTGTAGATCTTTTAGTTACCTGCACTGATGATGGAGAAACTCAAGTTCCATTGTCGGTTAAAATTAATGAAGTAAAACTTGTTGTTCCTGATGGTCACAATGATTTAATTGATCTTGGTGGAGGATTGTTCATGAAATTGAAATATCCTTCAATGCAACAGTTTGTAGAGAATAACTTCTCACTTTCAAAAGCGGGAACTAATTCGGAAAAAATTGATAAAGCGTTCAAGTCCGTAATTTCATGCATTGAACAACTTTATAATGATGACGAAGCATGGTCATATTCAGATTACACTGAAAAAGAATGGATTGAATTCCTTGAGGGATTGGATAGTTTTCAATTCCAAATGATTGAGAAGTTTTTTGAAACGATGCCAAAGTTAACATACTCTACAAAGGTAACAAATCCCAACACTGGTGTTGATACTGATGTCCTAATTGAGGGATTAACAAATTTTTTCGCATAATGCTATATCATACAGATATGACTTCATATTATGAAGACAACTTTGCGTTGATGCATTATCATAAATGGAGTTTATTTGAAATTGAAAACTTGATGCCTTGGGAAAAGGAAACTTATATCAAACACTTAGAGAATTATTTGGAGAAGAAAAAATTAGAGGCAGCACAAGCAGCAAATGCAATTAGTTGAGCCACAAAATCAAATCCTTCCTGGTATTGTTAGCGTAGAGAAGAAGTCTCCATCTCTTACTCCTTTACGTCGTAGGATGGGTTTGGCTTATGATAAGTTGCTCATGGAAGCGGAAGAAAGAGAAGGATCTCTTTCTCCAAAAACGATTAGAACTTTGGGTAAGTTAGTCTTAGAATTTGAGCAAGTTAATAGTAACCTTGCTGCAATTCAAGCACAGATTAGGCAAGATATTCGTGACAAAAAAAGATATTTTGATGACGAGAAAAAATTATACAAGAAGGAAGAAGAAAATTTAACATCTTTACGTGGATCATTCTTTGATTTAAGATCTAAGTTTGCTGGAATATCTGCAGTTCTTGCTGGTAAAGCATTACTAGAAGGTAGATTTGGTGATGCTGCTGCCAATGCTGGGTTTGCAGTTACTGCAATGCTCCCAGAGATCGTTAATATCGCTTCTGGACTAGTTCTTTCAAGAATGGCACTTGGTGGTATGGGGCGTGCTGCGGCAGGTGCTACCATCGCCCGTGGGGGTGGTGTAAGAATGCCTGGTATGGGCGGACTAGGTATGCTTGGACTTGCAGCAGCAGTTCCTCTTACAATGGGTGCTGCAGATGTAAGAAGACAAGAACTAGTAAGAAGACAAACTGGATCTGCTGGTATTAGTCCAGAAGATGTAGATAGATTTCAAGCAACAGTAACCCGTTTTGATGGAATTTTATCACAAAAAGGTGGTGGAGGAAAAGTACAAGAACAACCAAAGGTTGCTGTAGAAGACCTTATGGATAAAAAACCACCAAATTATCCTGGTGGTGGTGGAGGTGGATCTGGTGATGTAAATGCAGCGGATGTTATTGCAGATACACCACAAGAAAAAGCATTTATTGCATCTGTTAGAGAAGTTGAAGGAACTGCTAGTGCTCAGGGATATAATACATTTTTTGGTGGATCACAATATGGAGGAGATCTATCTAAGTTAACAGCAAATCAAGTTGCAGATTTGCAAAGAAAGTTCTTGGCAGAAGGTAGAGGAGATTATTCTGGTGGAAGATCTGCTGCAGTTGGTGCTGGGCAGTTCATGGAACCAGAAAATGTTGTTCGTGCAATGGGATTAGATCCTAGCAAGGAAAAATTTACTCCAGAACTGCAGAATAAAATGATTTTATTCCTTGCAAAGAAGAAGAGAAAAATTGATGTATCAAAACCACTAACTGTCCAAGATCTTGGTGTTTTAAACCAAGAATGGGCTGGATTTGGACCATATTATGGGCAGACAAAAAGAACTTTACAGCAAAGTCTAGACATTTATAATCAAAACCTAAGAGAAGCACAGGAAACAAAAACAACTCCAAAACCAAAAAAATCTGCCCAAGACAGTGGGATGTATGGAAGATATGCAGAACAAAGTTCAACATACACCAGACCTGCAAGTTCTGATATTTCTTTAATTACAATTCCTGGACAACAAAAGGTTGCTAAACCACAAGGACCAAAAACTGCTCCAGCTTCATCTGAAGTTGCATTCAATACAACTTTTGAAAGTGTTGATAGATTTACTTCTAATCTTATTCTAGGGGTGTATAGTTCATGAACTTAGAACAGATATTAGCAGTTGCTGCATCCAATAAAACAAATAGTGTCAATCTTGAAAAACTATTTGCAAAGTCTGTTGCAACAACAAATGAGGTTGAAACTCAACGATTACGTGCTAAAACCCAACTTCTAGAAGTAAGACAGAAAACTTATTCTGCGATCAGACAGTCTCAAGAAGAACAAGAAAAGAAAGGTGGTGTCTTAGATAAAATTCTTGGTACTCTTGGTCTTGCAGGATTAGCAAAAGGATTAAAAGGTGCTAAACCACCAACAGGTGGAGCAGGTGTTGTATCACCTAAACCCAAACCTGGTGGACCTAGAATTGGTCGTGGAGTTGCTGGATTGAATGTATTGTTTGGTGGTATTGATTTTATGCAACGTCGATCCGCAGGACAATCTAACTTACAGGCAGGAATTGGTGCTGGTGCTGGTGTTGCTGGCGGTATGGCAGGTGCTGCTTTAGGAGCAAAGATCGGTGCTGGATTGGGTACAATAGTTGCTCCTGGATTAGGAACACTGATTGGTGGAGGATTAGGAACATTAGTTGGTGGTGGTATTGGTGCAATGGCAGCAGGGAATGTTGCTGACCGAGCAACTGGTGTTGATGCTGGTGAGCAGGAAGTTGAAAGAAGAGTTCAAGAAGAAGAAAAGAAAACAAGTTTATTGATCACAAAAACACCATTCTCAGGTGCTTTAGATGCTTTCGATTCTGCATTAGATAAACTTGCATCTTTCCCTGGTGGCATTTGTGCTTGTGCAGGAAGAGAAGCACCACCAGAAATGATGCCTACACAGAGAAGAAAAGATCAACTTCAAAAGGCATATGAAGAGGGTTATAATAAAGGTGTTGGAGAAGGAAGAACACAGGGTGGTGCAGCAGGTTTTGTTGCAGGTATTGCTGTTGTTGGTGGTGCTTTATTTTTAACCAGAGGCAAAGGTGGTGCGTTATTACAAAGGATTGGATTGGTTTCGGATATCATTCCAAAAACTCCAACAAGAACACCCGTAGATCCTGGAAAAGTTCGTGTTCTTCCAAAAGAAGAAGTATTGCCACCAGCACCAGCACCAACAACAAGATCGACTACTCAAAGGATCATGGAATCTGTTTTTGGTGAAACTCCTGCTCCTAGGCATTCTCCAAGGATGCCTAGAAATCCTAAAACAGGAAAACCACAAGAACTGGTTGAAGAAGTTATTGATACTCCAGAAGGACAAGTTATTATTAGAAGACCTGCAACAAAGGCAGAACAATCAACACCTGAAGAATTTTTCCAAAAACAAGAATTGAAAGGAATAAAAAAGCAGATAAAACAGTTAAAGAAAATCAGAGGTACATTAGATCCAGAAGAAGTTTCTCCTGTAGGTCCTCAAAGTAGTGTAGGTGGATCTAATATCATTGCATTAGCAGAACCAAATACCACAATTGTTCCTGTTCCTGTAGGCGGTGGAACACAAATCATAAGTGGTGGTGGAGCAACGCCATATCAGGCTGCTGCTAAATATGCTCAGATGATGTCACAGATAACTGCGTAATGTCCAATTTTCTAAAAGGGCATAAAGTAACAGAGCTTCTTATTGCTTCTCCAAAGGGAGATAGGTTTGAGGATGTTCGTTTACAGTCTGGTCTCATCAGTTACTATGAAGATGTTACAGATAGTTCAATTCACTTTGAGATTGATATATTAGATACCAGTGGCAAATTAGCAAAACTACCTGTAAGAAGTGGTGCAATTGTATATCTTACAATTACGCATCCTTCAGGAGAAATAAGATTTGATCAAAACAATCCGTTAGTTATCAGCAATATCAAAACAGGAACCGCAACAGCAAAACGAGAAGTTTATACTTTAATTCTAGAAACCCAAGGATCATTCAGCAATCATACGACAAGATTGTATCGAAAGTACACTGGTAAGCTCGATACAATTATTAGAAAAATTTTAGAAAAAGATCTTAATATTAAATCAACAAGAATAAGAAGACTTGAAGAGACTTCAAACACTTATAGTTTCATGGGAAATTATAAGAAACCCTTATTTACTTGCACTTGGTTATGTCCCAAATCTATTCCATTAGTCAATAACGGAAAAAATTCTGGAACTGCTGGATATTTTTTCTATGAAGCACTTGATGGATATTATTTCAGAAGTGTTGACAATATCTTTAACGAAGCAAAGAAAAATAAAGACAAAA